TTTAATCCATTTGATAATACATCCGTAAGAGGTTTATTACCCTCTTTTAATTCTGTCGCAACCTTACCTAAAGTATCTAATATACCTTCACTTAAATCCCTATAATCTTTTGTTTTTCCAAATTTATCAGAAGTTTCACCAAGAATTGTCTTACTCGCTCTTTGAGCCCCCGCAATACCTTGTCTCACCTGTTTTGGACTTGTAATTCCTTGTTCAAAAGCAACCCTCAATCCTCTAATATCTGCTAACATTGCTTCGTCAATAGTAAGTTGTGACCTAGCAATCTCTTCTAATGTTTTAGGACCTTCTTTTTGTTCTTTAATCAGTTTATCCATTTCGGTTTGAGTAACCTCACTTAACTTTTTAGTATACTCATTACCCTTGTCATCAGTAAGTTTAACTTCATAATCACCACCTTCACCCATTTTGGCAATATTGGCAAGATATTGTTTATCTTCTTCTTTGATATTCAAACCAGCCATATTAACCGCTGACAATCTTTGGTCTAACTCCGCAGCTGCAAGACCCATTTTTGACATTTCTTTTGCACTAACCCCTGTTTGTTTTTCCATTTCTTTTAATGTTAAAACTCCTTGAGGATTAATCTTAAATGTTTTTGTCTTTTCGTCAAAATAAGTATATTGTTTTGCAACATCCGCTAAACTATCTTGTAATCCTGATGGGTCATTAATAGACATATTCATTAATTGGAATGGGTCCGCCAAATTACCCGCGGACACTCCTAATCTTTGAAAAGCAGATGCTACTTCAATTGCACTCTCAGGGTCAAGTACTTTTTCAGCTAATGCAAATGTTTCTTTCATATCAAATCGTAACATAGATGCTTGTGCCGCCATTTTAGTTAACCCTTGAACACCTCCGGCAAATTGGTATCGATTCATCTGCCCCATATTATCGGAAACATCTTTCATAACCGCTTTGGTATTACCACCAATACTACGAACATAGTTAACAGAGTCTTCTAATTGTTTTCCAACTTGTTCAATACCAACACCAACATCTAAAAACGCGTTACTTAATTCTGCAGCACTACCCCCAACAACTTGAGTTGCAGCATAAAGTTTTTCTACATCTTCAGTGTTTGCAATAACATTACGTCTTGATGCATCTGCAATACCAATCATTGTAGATTGAACATCTTTCATGTCTCCCCCTAAACGGGCAACTCTTGGAGCAGCATCTGAAATTGACTTATACATTTCAGAAAGCCTTTCCTGTCCTTGTCCAAAGGTTTTATTAAGTTCGACTTGAGCATTATAAGTTTCCTCAATTGTCTTCCCTAATGTTTGCCATGTTACTGTCGCCTCTTTTCCAAGTTTTTGAGCGAACGTTAACGATTCTTCAGTTCCTTCTTTTAATTTGTCTTTTTCGTCTCCTGCTGCCATAATTTGAATGGTGTTTTAATATAAATACAAAAGGACTGAGTTTTCAGTCCTTTGAGTTATCTTCAATCCACTTATCTAATAAATATTTTCTAACAAATAGAGGCATTGCTTGAAAATCTTGATAAGTTATGTTCATTAATTTGTTCAAATAGTAGAATTCATCTATCTGTCCTTTTCTATAATCAGAAGAAAGGACGAAAAAAGTCAACCCCAAATCCGACATTAACTGTCATCTTTTCTCCTGATGGGGTAATTACAACTCTACTTAAATCTAATCTTGGTTCATTATCATTCATAAATTTTCTTATGAATTTTGAATCCAAAATTGGCATTTGTTCGACAAATTTAGCTATTTCTGCTTTATCAGTAGTTCCATTTACTTCTATAATTTCTTTTTGTAATCTCCAAGTAACTTTTGGAACTACTCTCCCTTTGGGATATGATTCTTCTAACTTACTTATTTCTAAAACCTCCCCATAAGTTAATGGTCTTAATTTAATTGTTGCCTGTGATTTAGGTAGTTGTATAATAAAACTACCATCTTCATTAGGTATTTGACCATTAATAACATTTAATTCATCTAAAGGAACTGTCGCCTGAAATGATTTTCTTGTTGAAGGGTCGATTAAATTCAAATTAATCTCCGGTCCAAAACCAGTATTTCTCAAAAAGATTAAAACTGCCTCCACATCACCTTCTAACATATCCTCAACTTTTAAGTCCGGTTCATAGATTTTACTTCTTAATAGTGTTGTGGTCATATCATTTCCACCCCCCATTAAAATGTTTTCATCATTAGCCGTTAGATATCCTACCTTGATAGATTTCTTTTTGTTTTTATAAAATATTCCTCCCGATGGTAGTGGTACTACATCGTGTGGTAACGTAAAATTTTGTTGTCCGTATTCGATTGCTTGATTTTCCATATAAAAAAATAACCGTAAAGTTTATGTCTTTACGGTTAAATATAATTAATATTGATTTTTTATAAATACTATTAGTAAACTAACACACATCTGTCCATTCTTAATGATACACTAATATCTGCAAGACCATCAGTACTATACCCTAACGAACCAAAATCAACACTAGTTAAGAATGTTCCGTATAGAATCCATTTTTCAACAACAACTCCTGTTGGGTCTAACATTTCTAAGTCTATGTCTTTTTTATAACCAGCAGCGTATCCCATACGTCCTGTAACAGATTCAGCGTGTAAACGAACCCACTCCATAAGTGCTTGTGCTGCAGACGGTCCAATTGGGTCTCTAAATTTAACAGGTATTTCATCCCAATTAAATCTACCCGCAACATAAGTTGAGGTATTTAAAAATTGAATCTCTGTTGAAGCAATTTTAATTTTAGGTCTCGCAGTACTTTCTACAAACCATTCGTTAATCCCTAAGCTTGATGGAAACCTTAGTATGAATCGATTCTGTCTTTTCGGTTCGTAAGGAATCGGCATTTTCATCAATAAATCAGCCATATTATTTTAAATTAGTTTTTCTTTGTTTATTATCATAAATATATCCAAATGGAAAATATTTTTATTGACTTTCTGAATTTAATTTATTATCATTATAATCCAGTCTAGTTTATTTAATTCTAGTTAATTTAACTAGTTTTTTTATTTAATTATTTAATACTAGTTCTTTAATACTAGTTAATATTCTTTTTTTATTCCTCCTGCGGTTGAATAAGTTTTTACAATATTGTCTTCTTTGTCTTTGAAGTGTTTTTTCATAACCTCCACGTTTCGAACATCATCGTCTGAAAACCCAATTGTTGGTTTTGACGGAACAAAATTATTACTTACGTCTTTTTTAAGGAACGCCTTTTTATCTATTTTTGAAGAGATGTCTTTAATATAGTCCACAAATTTATCCATCGCACGAACTTTTGCCTCCTCAGGATTTGCAGCCCCCTCAGGGTCGTTATAAGAAACCGGATGGAATCTAGACATATCTAAATAAGTTTTGATTAACTCATCGTCACTCATCTCATCATCTCCGGAAATACTTCTATATTTTTTTAAATTTTTAATTAACTCATCTTTATCAATACCATTAAACCCTTCGATAATGTAATTATAAACGGCTTGTTTTAAGGTATTAGGATTGTGTCCACGAGCAGTTATTATGGAAAAGATAGAACCTCCGTTAATCGCCTCTCTAAAGTCGTCAAACGCTGGTCCAAGTTTAGCCCTCATTGCGTCAATTAAAAAGTTTTTATCACCCGGTGTTTGGAAATTTTTAAACGGTTCTTCACCATAACCTACAACAGTTTCACCGTCATACTCAAAAGGTTCTTTTCCTAATTGATGTCTGTATTCCGCAAAATCATCAGTACTCATACCGATTTCATCACCGTTTTCAGTTTTAACCATAATTTTGGTTGGCATATGAACTATGTTATCATCCCAATCGAATGCATAATATTTCATATCAGGGGTACCCTTATCGTCAATTCCTTCTTTTAATGTATTTCTTTTCATAATTGGCTAAAAAGTGGGGACGAATCCCCACTTATGGTTTTTATTAAATATTCTCGAACGATGCTCCTGTTGGAGTAATAAAGAATTCAATATCGATGAACTCTAATGCTTTCGTCGGTTTCAAGTAAATTTTACCTGTTAAAGTATTTCTATCTAAATCCTCAGGTGAAGATGAAACTGTTACACGGAAATCGTATAAACCTCGGTCTCTTCTAATTGAGTCTAAGATTGGGTTAACGCTATCTAAGAATTGTTGTCTAACAATTTGGTCGTTTTGTTCAAACAATAATCTTACCGCCACCGCTGAAATCAATTTACGAGCTTGAAGTAATAATCTTCTTACATTCAATCTGTT